TTTTTACTGTTGTTCTTATATCCATTACCTGGATCAGTAACTAGTACACTACTTACTATTCTCTTTCTCTCAAAGGTATCGATTGATTGAGTGTTATTACTATACCTCGTTAAACTAACAGTGTTTATACCTGAAACGGCATCAGTCTCACTATTGTGAAGTTGAATAGTAAAAGCATCTACAACATTTACATAATAGTGAGAGTTTGTAGAAATACCACCGATTGGTAAACTGCCTTCAGTATTATAGATAACTTTTTCATTATCTCTAAACTTATGGAAAGTTGAGAAACCAATCGTATTGTTTGGATGAAGTCTTACATTTGTACTTCCTGCACCAGCATTAAATTCAACACTATGATTGATAGATGATAAATTAACCTCTGCTACTGCCTCTTTGTCTGGAAATCCTCCAGTAATTTTTACGACAGGAGTATCAACATAATCATATCCAACATCAACAATATCTACTCTTTGAAGAGAACCATCAACTGAAAGAGTTGCTGCCGCACCACTACCCATCTGATCTGTGATAGTTACAATGGGAGGATTAATAACATCATAGTTAGAACCTTGATTATCAATATCAATTGAATTGATCTTTCCGTAATATACAGATTTTGGTGATTTGAAATTGAGGATTTCTGCACCATTAACTAACATACCAGTATAACCTGGTTCTGTTTCAAATAAACCGGATGAATTATCTGGTTCTACAAACTGCCTATAAAGACCTTGATTAGAAACTATCTTTTGATAATAATCAAAATAAATTAATTGATTATTTTGAGCAGAACCATCAGGAATGATAAACTTACCACTGAATAAGTCTGCTTTACTTTTTGCCAGTCTAACTTTTGTTTCACTGACTCTCTGTATAAAGTAAACAAGTTCCTCCATATTTGAGAACTTACTTACAGTTTTAGTTACAAATTGATTACCATCAGGTGTAGTGGTAACATTTTCAATTATAGAACCTTTGTAGAATACGGAATCTCCCGTGTAAAAACCATGATCCGCGCCGGAACTGATGGTCAATGTGCCAGACGCATCAGGTGTTCCAGAAAACGTTACACTCTTATCGTTTGGATTTAGTTGAGTGTTAGAATAAGTTGGCAATGAGTTAGAGGATACCAAAACCTCATCTTTAAAATTAGTATAAACTTGCTGTACATTAGAAATATAATTATTAAGTTGAGAGTATTTGGCAGAATTACCCTTCAAAGTAAGATTGGTTACAGTATATCCAATAGAAAGTTTGGATGATAAAATTAAAGAACTAAGTTTGACAGTAAAACTATTTTTACTATTGACCTTTGATATATCTCCAGTTCTAATTACACCATCATCATCAACTAATCTGATCTTGTAACCGATTCTAAAGAAATGATCTGTGTTAAGAGAAATTTTATAAATTGCTTGAGTGTTATCAATAACCTCCACTGATTTAACATCAAAGTCTGACTTGATATTAAAGAACCAATTGGATGCTTTTACTTTCGATGAAGGAAGTCCAAGTGATTTTACGTTAATTTCATCACCAACTTTAAGAGAGTTGGTCTGATCTTTGATCTTTAATTCCTTCAGAGTTGAGGTGATTCTAACTTTAATTTGATTATCAGTGCCGATACCTGTAAAAGCAAAAGCATTATTAAAGTATCTTACTATGGATTGATCATTAATTTGAGAAAGAATATTACTCGATGAAATTCCAATAAACTGATTAAGAGTTTTTGATGTATAATTGATTTTTTGTTCAGAACCATTTACACCATAAACGCTCAGTTGACCTTTGTCAGGAAAACCGATGGTTGAATCAACATCAATAATGGTAGCACCTATAGCGACCGAGTTAAGAATTTGAGTTTTGGGATTCGGTTGGAAAGAACCATATACGCTTCCCTGCACGTTGCTGTCTCTATCATACCCATAGTCAATATTAAGACGATAATATTGCCCATTATCATAGGACAATCTCTCAACACCACAGACTGATCCTCTAACTACTTTATCTAATTCGGGTGTACCATTTACCGAATTAATCCCTGAGAGGGTTCCTGCTGCCCCTGTACCACGTCCTAAACCCTCTTTACCTATTCCGCCCTTAACACCGAAGTTAATGATAGGTTGGTATAAAGTTTTTCCAGCAAGTTCAAGAGGATCTCCAACATATGATTCAACTACAAAAGACTTGGAGATTCTATAATCTGCATCAGATGGTTTGATAAGAAACTTACCAGGAAGGATGACCTCTGCTTCCTTTCCAAATAAAGCTCTAAAAAGAATCTCTACCGAATTGTCGGTTCCTTTTGAGTTATAAAAAGTATTAGAACCGAGAACGAAATTTCTTTGATCTAAACCACTTGACAGTTGTCTATTTTGAAAACCAGGAACTACCTGTCTTTTTAGTTTCTTAAAGAATTCCTGTAAAAATAGAACACTGAGGTTCTGGATTGACGCACCTTTGGTGTGAGTTGTTGAGACAGTAGAATCAAATACTAATTGATCAGGATCAGGTCCAATATATGATGTTATGCCACTAAAACCTCTTTTACATTCCTCAAAAGTAGTGTCAGTCTTATATCCATATGATATTACCTCATCATCAATTTTAATCAGTCCATTCTCTTCTGGAAATCCGTATGTGAAATTACTATCAACGTCAGTCTTAATGGTCGTAGAGGAATATCCAATATCCTCTAGTAGTGTTGTGGTAGTTTTTAAATTTACCAACTCCTCGATCTTGACATATTGATCAAGATTTTGAATTAGGTCAAATGTGCCGCCTTGTATTTCTTGTGAAGTATAGTATTCTTCTAGAAAAGTTACGAGCAGAGGAAAATCATCCTTCACATACTCAGGAACCTGAGATGCGAGGACATCTTGGATTTTAACTCTATCTAGTGCCATTTGATATTAATAACCGTAGGAAGATCCTGAACTGGATGATGATGTGTTTGGTGGACTATATGATGTAGTCGGTGTCTGAACAGATTGAGTCTGTGTAGAAGCAACTGGTGTTGTTTCAGTAACTACAGTGCTTGGTGAAGCAATAGGAGCAAGCGTGGTTTGTGCTACCTGTGTGCCAACTAAAATTGGTGTGCCCCGAACTAAACTATTTCCATCAAAACTCGGAGACACAATATAATTGCTCCCGGACACGTCAGTTTTTGAATCAATCTGATCTATAATAGTATTTACCACAGCATAATTAAGGTCTAATTGAAGATATAAATCTTGAAGACCAATAACATCATTTGAATAAGGAATGGCAGAAATTTCAACAACAGGAGTCGTTCCTTTGACGATCTGCGTTGAAACAATCTTTATAGGGTTTAACATAATCTCACCCTTCTTATAATCAATTACTCCTATGTTTCTCTTAACAATAACTGGTGTGCGTGGAGCGTTTAACTTGAAAAGGAACAATTCGCCAGTTTCCATATTGGCACTTGGTAGGTCACCAATGTACACGGTATCAGCAACTCCACTGATTTTAAATCCCGATGTTTTAATATTGAATCCACTCATCACACCTTCTGCGATGGTGCGACAGTGATTCTTTAATTTAAATCTGTTCCCATAGCAAAGTTCATATTCAGCAAACTGATTTAACTTTGGTTCCAGATCTCTTCTAATTTGTAAGTTTGTAATATTTGATGTGACAGCAGCATTAGACCTATCAACAATTGCCTGAAACTTACTATACTTAAATCTGCCACCGAACTTATTTAATTCAGTTGAGTTAGCATATCTATCAATCGCCCTCAGAGCGTCGTCTCTGACCGGATTGGAGACCATTCCAGAACCATCATCACCCCCTAGGGTGGTTGGCGTTAGATTACTATTAAAATAAACTGCTGAGTCTGTTTCGATAAACAGGTAAGAAAGATCGATAATATCAATCTTAACGCCTGCTACCTTATACTTTGCTAGTTCAGAAGCAAGATTATCTTTCAGACAATTAGAAAGGAAAACACCATTGATTGGTTTAATACTTACAAATACCTTCCCATACTGTGGAGGATTCAGATCTTCTCCACCATACGCTGAAACAGATTCTGCTTCTGGATAAATTCTAGGAATCAGTGCTTCATAATCAGCAGAGGTGACCGCTCTATTCTGTGAAGCATAAACTTGAGGTCCGTACTTCTTGATAGAGTCAATCGATTCGATCTCTGCCCCACCAATTGATGGACCATCGACAAACATTGCCGAATAACCACTTGTAACTGATTGTCCAGAGTTTGTTACAATTGAACCAGCAAATGCGATATTTTGAACATTATTGCCTGCTGAACCACTAGAAACGATATATCCAACATCAATCTGATTTGGTTCCTCTAACTTCTTGGCAATGATGCCATCACCAAACAATAGTTCATATTGTTCAGAACCAATCTCTTGTAGGAAGTATATACGAGTCTCTGGTCCTACATCAATTAAACTATTATATTGCTTATATGTATTTTTAAGAGTTGATGTAGCGGACTCATTTACAGTTACATCAATAGTTGTAGTATCAATTCCTGTATTGGGTAGAATAAACTTCTGATCAGGATTTCTTGAATTAACAGTGAAAGATTGTGTTACGAACGTCCCTTCGTAAAGAACAATGTCAAAAAACTCTGCTACACCTTTCGCATTAACTGGTACAGTTATATCATTGGGTATTGAAAATACAAAGTCCTGATTACCAAATCGTTGAGAGGTAATAGCAACTAATCCTTTCTTAAGTGTAGCAGAAGCAACATTAGAAAGACCCGACACAGTAAATGATGCGGATAGTCTTGCTGCTCTTTTAGATCGTGGAATATATCCAATGTTTCTCGCGAGAGATACAACGTTTTCTCTTAACGTTGCACTATCAATAAACACCTCATTCGTCACCATATTGGCGTTATATGAAGTGATGTATGTGTTATACGCTAAAGTATCAATGATTGTTGAAAGGTTTGACCCTTCAAAATCATAATCGGTAAAATTAGAGTTCGCACGAATATAGTCCTTGATGGACGTTTTAATCTGATCGAAATCTAGGTTGCTGAAATTGACTAGTGGCATCTTACCTAGTAGGAACTAATGCTATCGTGGTTTCTTGTAAATTGTCAGGAAGACCTACAATAAAGTATTGAATGATGACATCAAACCTGTGTTGTTCAGCGTTTGCTTTCACTCTTACGTCATTAAGTTCAACCCTTGGTTCAAAGTTCTCTATTGTCGTTATAATTTCACTTCTAATACTACTTGCCGTAATATTATCTAATGTATTAAACAATAAAGCATTAACGCCAGACCCAAGAACAGGATTGAAAGGTCTTTCACCGGGAATCGTAAGAATTAAATTACGAACCGAACGTGCTATCGCATTGTAATTGGTAAGACCAATCAAGTCGCGATTGACAGGATTGACCTTAAACGAAGCACTGATATCTTTGAAACCTTTCGATCTCCTTTCTTGAACTGACAAACTGATACAAGAATTCTACCTTATTTAGAACACTAATCTTCAGTAAGTGTTACCTGTTGAGAACCACAAGTACAGATATGATTAGGATCAGAACAATCGCTTGTTTCAAAGAGTCCATCAACGTTTACCTTTCTTTTGTTTTTTGGCGTCTGATTATCATTATTAATTTCACGAAGCATCTTCTGATGCTGATCGTTTGCCAAATTATCTAGAAAGTCATTCATAATCCTGGAATGCGATTGAGTGGTTCATTATCTAGTTGAGTTACCTCATACATGTAATCATCACTGGTTTCAATTGTTCTGCGTCCTTCTACAGCATAGACAGTCAGATCAATCTCATAACCAGGGTTCTTTGTAATTCGTTCAAATGTCCAGGCATCATCATACCAGATAATACGATTGTTCGGATAGGCATAGTAGTTACCGTTCTCCATCTTGAACAGGTGGGCACACTTATGCTCCGGTGTCTCCGAATAGTTCAGGTCAGGCATACCCTTATTCTCCCATGACCAGTCCATGGTGAACATATAATTACCAACTGCTTTCTTACCATCAGGACGAATTAACTCTGCCTTCAATCCTGCCAACCTATGGCGTCTCTGAACGTCCACATAAGGCGAAAAGCAGTCCCAGTACATTGTGTCTTCTAACGGTTCTATTTCCGCATCAGGACGCCAGCAGAACGCATGTAATGGTCTCCGTGTCCAATTCACTCCATTCTCCAGGAATGCTTCAAACAGGGGCGTTCTTTTTTCAATACTAGCAACCGAATGAACATCACAACGAGTTACCTCGCCATGACCCTTCTTATGATTAAACAGGAACTCATTACGAATGTAACAAGACCAATCAGGTAAACTATGATTTAAGTAAGCCATTAGTGCCAAATAACGTGATTGTTTTTAAACTTAAAAGTCTTGGTTACATCAGCGATCTCATACCCTTGAAGTTGTTTCTTATAGGGCATCGCAGGACCGAGATAATAATAATCATATCCCAGTCTTTTGTAACGTGCGATTTCACTTCTGACAGATTTATTACCTATCCTTAATTCAGGATTAAGATAGTCCCAAGCGAAATAACTGGTATACAGTGAATTTACACTT